ACACCTCTTTTTTCACCTTTTTTACGTCCACACGCTTTGCCCGTCTTTACATCTTTCCAATCTTCTTTAAACCATCTTTTTAAAGCTAATCCTGCTTTGGTTTTTCTTACTGCCATTATGAATACTTTGTGACTTTACGTCTTTCATTTAAAACTTTACCACAACCTCTCGCAATGTTTTTATTTTTTGATTTTCGTTTTGTAAATGCCTTACCTCGTTTAGCTGTAATTACACCGCCCTCTGCTTTTTTCTTTGACTTATTTCCATAATTAGCAGCACCTACCTTACGGCATTTTGCAATAGCCCCTCCAGCATAAGCACTTGGAAAAACTTTAAAGCTTGCTTTTACTTTCCGATAACATGCGTCTTTTGGCATTTCTTAATTCCTCTAATCCAGTTACCCGATAACATCTACATGACCATTTTTTCTTATTACAAGATAGACAATATTTAACGGGACTTCCTTTTATTATTTGTTGTTCTTTTTCTTGATCCTTCTTTAAGTCCACCTAGATTATAACCTTTAGCTTTTGGTTTCTTTTTACTTCCAACTGATTTTGTTATCTGTTGTGGCATCGAGCTTCGCAACATTGTCATTCGGTGAACTCCTTCTTATAAAATCTTCCCATAAAGGTTTTATCATTTTATGGTTTTCAGAAACTTTCTCTGCCATAATAGCTGTTCGCTTGTCAACTTCAACTAAAGTTGACACAGACCAACCAATAGCTCCTGCAAATAATACTATACAAACACCTGTTGATACTTCTTTAACATTCATTAGCACTTCCACCTTTTACGAGCTTGTCTTAAACGGCTATTAGGATCTTTTGCAGCTTTAGGAAACTTCTTCATTTGTCCTGCTGAACGTGCACAATATGACTTGCGTCTTTTTGCAGATTTGCTACCAGCTTTAACTTTACCAGTAACGGCTGTTTTTAACTTACTTCCAGGGTTGTCCTTACGATATTTAGCAACACCCTTTGCAGTCATTCCGGCACCAGATTTGGTAGGTCTCTTTTGACCACCTCCTATGGTGTGACCCTTCATGGTTCCTTTTTTCTTTTTCTCAGCCATTTCTTTTCCTATGCGAAGAAAAATGTCATCATATCTATTGTACCAACAGTGTATCTAATACTAAGACCACTTTCAAATAAAATACCATTTTGAGGTATTGTTCTATCAAGTGTTGTATTATCAGTGCCTATTGTTCTTGCTTTAAACAACACTGTTCCTGATTCTGGGCTACCATCAATAAATTCAACAATCCCTGCTGTTCCACCAGATACAATTGAAAATCCTTTTAAACGAACTCTACTACCACCACCAACGGCTTGTGCCGCAGAAGCGATAGAGCCAACTTCTATGTTTGCTGCAAATTGTGCAGAACTTGTTACTGAAGTAATTGTCTTAAAGTATTTAGTACCATCTACAGCTTCAGCAGAACCAGTAGAAACAATTACTTCTGTAAGAGCATTATCAAAAACATCTGTTCCAACAATAGTATTTGTCTTAGCATTATCACCTGTTCCTGCTGTGGTTACAGTTAAAATTCTGGCTCCACCAGAAGCAAAGGAAGCGTTTGCTAATGTTGCTGTTGTATTAGGTCTTGCTACGGTAACTATAAAGTTATCATCTGCTGCAACCTCGTCACTTATAAAGGCTGGTTTTACATCTGAAATAGTTCCTGCCATTTTAATCTCCTTATAAAAGTGTGGGGGTAATTAGCCCCCACTATCGATTAGTTATTAGCAGATGTAACTGCGATTGTACCACCAGATGTTCTAATCATCATCTTGACTGCCATACTGTCTGTATCGGCTGCTGCTTCAAAATAAATATATGAACCTGCTAGTATTGTTGTTTCTGCTCCAGAAGCTGTTAAGATAATCTTAGCATGTGCATCTGTAGTTCCTGCTTCACGCTCTAGTACATTAGTTCCAGCACCTGTAACAAAGGCTTCAAAAGATGACGCATCAAGTTCGTTATTTGTATGAACTTGTAATGTTAATAATGCTGATGCAGCTATAACATTATTGTTAAAAATAATTAAACTTTTGTGTGTGTCTGAAGCAAGATCAGTTGTTGAAGCTGTTAAAGCTAAAGTAGAACCAACATTACCATTATATCTTACAACACTTTGATTAGCTGCAATCGATGTAGCACCTGCGGCAATTGAAAAGTCTGTACCAACAACACCTGTTCCACCAAAAATAGCACTTGTTTGTGCTGCTGTAGGAACGGCTGTTTGTCCAGCTATACCTTCAAGAGCAATAGCTAATTTAAGAGCTGTAATTGGCTCAGTAAGAACATCATCTATATTAGCTACAACACCTGTTGCACCAAACTTACCGAAGTTTTGATTCCATTGTGGATTTAAACCAAGCATTGTTGTTCCAACACCTTCATTAAAGAATGAAGTCATTCCATTAAAATTAGCAAGAGTTGTATTACCTGTTACTGCTAAAGTTCCACTAAGAGAAGTATTTCCACTTGAGTCTATTGTTGCTTTAGTAGTTTCTACGCCTGTTGTGGCAGCAGTATTAAAAACGGTAAGTCCATTTTCAGATCGGACATTACCTTTGAAAGTTGTATTAGCCATTTGAATCTCCTATCTTGGCAAATGTCAGTTACATTATGTAACTGTTAGGTTTAGTTTATTATACACAAAAAAGGGCAGTATGTAACTGCCCTTTTTTTAATTAAAGTTTTAAAAGCTTACGCTCCTGGTGAACCAAACATGGCACGAGGATCAGAGAAACCAAAAGAATATCTTTCTCTTGCTTTATATCTCATGTTTCCTGTCTCAAAGTCTGGATCCATAGCTGTTGATAAAGACATTCTTTCAAAATGCTTTAAGCCATTTGGTGCGTCTGTCTTAATGAAGAAAGCATCAGTGTCTGTCAAGAAATCATTGACCACATAACCATTTGGTAACATGCCCATTGATTGATGTGCGTTGACATCGTTGTCTGCTGTTCCTGGTCTAAGGTTAGAAGCCATTAATCTTTCAGCCACAAATTGTAGTTGACGAGGTATAATTAACTTCATGCCTCTTAGAGCAATAATTAATCCACGCTCATCAGTAAAACCTGCAATACTGATTAATGCATCTTCCAAAGATGTTTCGTTAAGATCGGCTGCTGAAACATTGTCTAACGTACCACCATTTGTTAATGGGTGATCTGTTACACATAATGCTTTTCCGTCACCACCAAGTACAGTTGTGTCGAATGCATTATTTAACACTCCCGCTGCTTTTACTTGCTTAGTATGTGCCATAGATCTAGCAAGTGCTCTCGTATAACGTGAAGAGATTTTGTCATAAAGGTTATCCTCTACGGCTTCTTCTGTTATTGAGAATGCCATTGCAACTGTCTCATGGTTATACCTTGCAGTATAAGCCTCGTTTGCATCGTCAAATGTTACTGCATTACCCTCTGACTTAGTAGGGGCTGCACCAAATCCACTCAACATTACTTCTTCTTCAAACGCTCTGTCAGATGACTCGGTGTCGAAGATTTCAGAATGCTGACCTTCATATCTGTCGTATTCCATACCAAAGAGAGCGTTTAAGCCAGGCTCTAATTCTTTAGCAAGTTGTGCTCTTGAAATTGCCATAGTTAATTACTCCTTATGATATAGCAGCATCAGCGTCACCAGAAGAACTAGCAAACACATGATTGTTGATTTTAACGATATACGAAATACCACCAGCCGAATGATCAGCGTTAGTTACATCTTCGTGAATTCCTACAATCATTAGTGGATTGGAGGCATCAGATGCTTCTGCTGAAGATATATCTATCATAGCACTTGAAATACCAGTTGTGGAATTTCCAGCAGTGGCAGTTGCCAATATTGCTGTTTTAAATATATCTACCTTTGCTGTAGCTCTACTAGTATTCGTACCATCTGATGCAATAATATATTTCTGCATCGGATTATCGTAAATAAAACATTTAATATCAAAGTTAGTGTCGGCTGTGCCATCTCCACCCCATTGATTCTTAAATGTTAGTTTTCCTGTACTTGCATCAACGTATTCACAACCAGCAAATACACCAAGGAGTTGTTTTTG